GTTAACTTGGTTGATTGAAACTGGTAAAGATTGTTTCAAGACTGGAAATTTTAAGTCATTTTTCCATAATGGAACTAGTTATCATAAATGGTACACCAATTCAATGTCTCACGTCCGTAAGGAGAGTGAGTTGCGTTTGGAAGGGTCACCAACAGATGTTTCTGATTACTTGGATGAGATTTCTATGTTGATCAGTGATGGAAATCATATAGCCAACAAATTACAATCTGCATCACATGCATTGTATCCTCATGCTTTGCGAGTGATAGAAGCGCTTGAGAAAATTAGATCAGATGATTCACTCACAACCAAGGCTAGACTTTTATTGACTCCACCTTTTTGTTTGGGATTCTATGGTGCCCCTGCCACGGGCAAGACAACCATAGTTGATGAGTTAATAATAACTTATGCTAGAATTTCTGGAAAGCCATTTTCACCATCACAGAAATATGTTAGGTCTGCTACTGATAAATTTCAGAGTGGATTGCAAAATGACCATCGATATTTTATACTTGATGACATAGGATCTATAGATTCCAAGCTTGGTGGGGAATTGTCTGTTACTGCAGTTACATCATTTATGGAATATTTTAACTCGAGTGCAGCAGCCACTAATCAAGCTGCATTGGAAGATAAAGGGAAAATATTTGCTCGCCCGGATTTGGTCATCCTTACGAGCAATGTGAGTGATTTTGGCACTGCTCACGTTTCTCGTGTTGATCTTGCTTTTTTCCGCAGATTGAAGTTTCGTGTTTCATTGCGAGTGCGTGATGAGTTTAGATCACATCCATTGAGTAACTCCATTGATCCATTAAAAGTTCCTCCTGGAGTGACAGATTTGCAAACCTTTACTGTTGTAGAATATGTTGCCAAGCATCAAGGAGCCACTACTAGTAAGGTTCATATAATGTCAGGTAAAGTGTTGGATGACAACAATGATAGACATAGTGTTAATGAACTCATAATTTTGGAAGATGTGGGTCCAGCCCAATTTTTTAAATGGTATGCACATGCAGTTCGCTCACATTTGGACAATAATAAAAAGTTGAGAACTCGGAATGATAAAATGGTTGATTCCCAGTTGTGTGATGTTTGTTGCATGTTGGATTATCGTTGTCAATGTCCTAAAGAAGATCCTTACCCTCACGTTGAAATGCAGTCTATCAATGTGAAAGAAGTTTTAGAGTTTCAAGGCGCTTCTTGCTCACGGGTCAATTCTGTTGTTAAAACTTTTCATGAAACAATAAGTAATCAATTCTGGAAAGCTGGACAATTTTTTGGTAAGTTCCCTAAACTATATTATGATCTGAAGCGTATGTTTTATTTAGATTATTCAGTTTTTAAGGAATTTAAGCGATTGTTCGCTTTCTTTATTCAATTGAAAGTGCAGGGTACATACACCCAGCCCAGAATATTAAAAATGTTAAATGAAGATTTGACTCGACCCAGTTTGAGAGCTCCGGTTAAAACCAAGTTTGGAGACTTAATTGTTGAGAAATTGGGTTCACAATCCACTTCACGTAAAGAGGATAAGGTGGTTTCTGGACCAAAGATTGTTGCCACTGTATTGAAATCCGCATTTGTGCCACAGTCAATGGCATATCAGAATTGGGTTAAAAATATGCAAATCCAAAGTGTCACTGATGCTGAGGACATATATGTTCAACAAGAAGCCTCTCCTTGGATTGAACTTTCACCCAAATGTTCAACACTGAGTGTTGACACATTGGTAAGGAAAGTTAGAAGCAATATAATTTGTCTACAAACTAGTCCCACCCAGGGATTTGATAAGCGAGAAAAATTTTATGGTTTAGTCACACACTCCAAGATCATAATCACTGTTTTGCATCCATTTGTAAAAAATAGTTGGATTAGAATGAGACCACTTGGTGAGAGTTGTTGGATCTCTGCAAAAATTGAGGATTGTGTGTTGAATGGCAGTCATGTCGATGATGTTTTGACGCTTGAATTTTTGGGAACTAAACAATTCAAATCATTGTTGGATTACTTTCCAACTAATTTGATTGGTGTTGCCAGAACGTTTGACAGATGTGTTAATGTTGGGGCTTCTAACACAGAATTACTAGATGGCCATTTTAGCAACATTTCAGATGGAAGCTCCAGTACAGTTATGCTTCTAGCCACTCCAGACTTGGGGCATGGTTCATGTGGTACATTTAATGTTGCCACGTTGGGAAATAAGTCTTTCATCATATCAATGCATCAACTTGGCCAAGTTGATGTTGGAATCAATGCCTCAACACCGTTCGTTACTACGATGGCTTTAGGGGGCAATATGGTTCTTGAAAATCTCATAGGTCGAAGACCCACCCTTGCCTTGAAGAATTGTCATCTTGGGCTAACAACGGGCAAGAGTAAGAAGTTTAAACCAAATGAGTTTCATCCAAAAAGTTTTGCTGCATACTACGCCAAACATCATCCTGATGTATACGAAAAGTTTTTGCATAGAATAACACCACTTGGAACAATTAATTATGGCTTGAGTCATCACGTGTCTAAGATAGTTAAAACTCCCATTTTTGGGAAAGTTCCACCATCAATTAAAGTTGCACCAGATTTGTCAAATCGCACTTTGCCTAATGGAAATTATCAAAATTGGTTTAATCAAGGATTACTTGATTTAGCTTTTTCTCAAACTGTTTTTCCATCAACAGATTTGAATCGTGCTGCTAAGAAAGTCATGGAGAGATTTGAAAAAATTTTTCAATTGGCCGACTCCGCATTTCCTTTAAATGAGCGTGAGTCTCTCAACGGAATTGATGGGGTTCGATTTTATGATGCTTTTAAGTGGCTCACAGGTCAAGGTTTGCCAACCCGCGGCCCAAAAACAGCACATATTATTGAGATTAATGGTGAGCGTATATACACGCAAGAAGCCAGACAATCTTTACAATTTGTTGCAGACATGCTTGCAGAATTTAAGAATCCGGGCATTGTTTGTGATTTTTCATTAAAAGACGAACCCAAAAAAGTGGATAAATCTGTTCGAATATTTATGCAGTTACCCTTTGCATATAATGATATTATGCGTAGGATTTTTCTGCCAGTGTTTAAAGTACTGCAGGATAATCCTATTTTAACAGGAATTTCTATTGGCATGAATGCCGATTCGTTTCAATGGGAGCAATTGTATAGAAAACATGCTCGCTACGTCAACCATGTTTTGTTTGATTTCAAACATTTTGATAAATCCCATGCTAGAGCTATGATGATTCTAGCGTGTCAAATTTTGTTTCGTCTTGCATCAAAACTATTTCCTGCTCATCATACAATGTTTGGGCATCCATGGCAACTGTTGGCTTCAGCTGGTTTGTCCATATTGTGTCACCCTATTTTTAATGTAGAAGACACCATTTATGAATGTGAGGGTTCTTTGCCAACTGGTGCATTTTGTACGGCAGTTATTAATAGTATTATTCAAAAAATTATTATAGAAATGTTGTGGTGGGAGTTTATTCTAACTCAGGGCCCCGTGTTGGGATGCCATGGAGAAATTGACACCATTATTCCCGATCCCGAAAAATTTGGATATGGGGACACCTTTATGTTAAATAATGTTCACGATGCTTATGGGGATGATGGATTCATTTCCGGTGATTGGAAAGAGTTCAATCTTCCCTTTATTATTGATGTTGCAAAAAGAAAGTGGAATATGGTCCTCACGGATCCCACTAAGAGTGAAACCCCGCCAGAGAATTTCCCTGTTGAGTCGTGGAGTTATCTTAAGCGTAGTTTCCGTGTCTTGGATAGTGGTAGAGTTTTAGCACCATTAGAATTGGAGAGCATGCATAAAACTCTTAATTGGTGGAAGCCACCTGACGATATGTCAGAAAAAGATGGGATGATGGAAAGATGTAGATCGGTGGCATTTTATTTAGCGTCTCACCCTTCCGATGTTTATCACAATTTGAGTGCCACAATGCACAAGGCTATGTGCTCTGTGTATGGTGATTGTAGTTTTGGCACCTACTTTCCCACTCGCGAGATGGTTTTAGAATCTCAAGAGAAACATTACGCGATTAAATCGCGGCCACAAACCGATTTTGCCGAAAGGCGTAAGCAAGATCCTGTTGATTTTGCTCATGAATTTTGGCGTGTTGAAAACTAGCATTTGGTTGCTTGTGTTTTTGATTCTATTTGCTGATCGATTACACCGTTTTCAACACTTTAAGCAATAACTATACTGGCTCTTGATGGTCATGCCAGTATTAATTTGATCCATTACTGATAATAATATTACAAACGGGAGTTCTACGAACTCCGATTACATACAGGAGCAGGCAGTGTCTGCTCCATCGACGTTGGCTTCGGCCAATGTCACAACTTTTGCGTCGGATGCGCCGACGCAAGAAGGATTTCTCCAAGATTCGGTCTTACCCACGTTTCTTTCTAGTACTCCAACAAATGATACGTTGGGTGACTTTCTCACTCGCCCGGTTCTTATTGCCAATTATGCTTGGACTACTGCAGCTCCTCTTAATTTACATTTAGATCCTTGGGCTTTGTTTTTAAACAATACTCCGGTGTACGAGAAAACTAACAATTTTTCTAGAATCAGAGGAGATTTGAACTTGTTGATTCAATGCACTGGCACGCCTTTTCATTATGGAGCTATTCTAGCTTCTTATGAACCTTCCACTGGAGTCAGGCACTCCCTTGATGGAG